CTGTATCCGGATGCAAAGGCGGACGGCTTTAAGGAAAAAGGTTGGTCCAGCAAGGACACCGTGCGCGTAGCCGAATACTTCTACAAGGATTACGAGACCAAGAAGCTGGTCGAATATACCATTCTTGATAGCGGCCCGAAGCTGGTTGCCTATGAGGATAAGGTCCCGTCAGGCGCTACCGTCATCCGCTCCCGCGATACTGAGGTGTGCACGGTCAAGCATGCGACCGTCACCTGCGCGGACATCCTGACGGAAGGCGAGTTCCCCGGCACATATATCCCGCTGGTTCCCGTTTACGGGCTCGAAGTGTTTCTGGAAGGGCGCCGCGACTTTTTCTCCCTCATCCACCAGGGCAGAGACCCGCAACAGATGCTCAACTACTGGCGTAGCGCGTCAGCTGAGGTTGTCGCACTGCAACCGAAGGCGCCGTTCGTGGGCGCTGTTGGTCAGTTTGACACCTACGCCAAGCAATGGGCCACCGCCAACCGCGCGAACTATGCCACCCTTGAATATGACCCTGTGACGGTGACCGGCGCTAATGGTGAGGAAATGATGCTTCCTCCGCCGCAGCGTCAGGCCCCTCCGACTTCAAGCGGTACCATGATGCAGGAGGCCTTGTCGGCTGCTGACGCCATCAAGGCATCGCTCGGCATGTATGACGCGTCCATGGGTGCGCAGACGCCGGATATCAGCGGTAAGGCCATCATTAGCCGCCAGATGCAGGGTGATAACGCCACGTTCCACTTCGTGGACAACCTGTCTGTCGGGATTCGGCATGTCGGCCGCATCCTCGTGGAAATCATCCCTATTGTATATTCCGGCAAGCGTATCGTCCGCATCCTCGGTGAGGACGGTACCGAGAGCATGGTTCCTCTGAACCAGCCTGTCGTCAAAATCGGCAGCGATTACATTGCTCCGTCACGTATTCCGGATGGCGTGACGCCGCAAACCATCAGTTTTGATGCCGGTAAGTATGACGTGGTTGTTGAGGTTGGCGCATCCTACGCCACCAAGCGTCAGGAGCTGGCGAACGTCCTGCTTGAGCTGGCCCGCGTGAAGCCGGAAATCATGGATGTTGCCGGTGACCTGCTGGTGAAGAACCTCGATGTTCCGGGTGCTAACGAAATTGCCAAGCGTCTCCGTACACTGCTCCCGCCTGAGTTGCTGGGTGACGACCTCGAAGCGCAACGCCTTCAGAACATGTCGAAGCAACTGCAAGACCTGCAAGGCAAGCTTCAACTCACTGAACAGGCACTGCTCGCTAAGCAGGACAATCAGGACTTCCAGAACCAGCTCGACGCCAAGAAGGTCGAGAACGACACAGCGAAGCTGCGGATTGATGCGGCCAAGACGCTGGCCGAAATCCAGAAGATGCAGGCCGAGACGCATGGCACCAACGCGGATGCGCTCGCCGCAGTTGCAGGCGCGATTCAAGAATTGAAGGACGGATACGAGGACGTATCCGGAGCCTTACACGTACTTCTCACCGCAAAGGAGGAAGAGGGCACTGGCGCCCCCACAGCGCCTGACAATGAAGGGAACAGCGATGTCGGAACAGACATTGGAAGCGGTGCAGTCTAGCGCCGCGCAAGAACCGTCAGCACCTGCCGCTGACGATAAAGTTAAAGCAGAGCAACCCGCCGAAAAGGCGGCGCCTGATGGTGCGAACGGTGAAGGTGATACGAACGGCGAGCAAGCGCCCGCCAAAGAGCTGACGGAAGCGGAGAAAACCCGCGCTGCCATGCAAAAGCGTATCGACCGCCAGACCGCAGCCAACAAGGCGCAACAGGAAAGCATCAGCAAGCTCACTGCGGAGCTTAACGCCATCAAGGCGGCGACTCCGAAAAAGGACGATGCTCCGAAGCAGGACGACTTCGCAAGCTACGATGAGTGGGAAAAGGCCACCATTGACTATCATGCGAAACAACGTGCCGACGAGATTCTTGCTGGCGAGAAGGAAAAGCAGCTGAAGGAAGCTCAGGAACGTCAGGCCGCCGAAACGCGCCGACAGTTCGATGAGAAGGAAGCAGCCTTCCGTAACGCCAACACCGACTACGACACAGTAGCCGGTGAGGCGGCGAGCTTGATTACCGAGCTTGCCCATGCAGGAGCGAACATCGCCCCGCTGCGTAACATGGTGATGGTGTTCGATAACCCGCCTGAGATGATTTATCAGCTCGGCAAGAACCCAGCCCTCATTGAGGAACTGGTGGGTCACGAACCCCTGAAGCTCATGCGCGAGCTGGTGAAATTCGAGATGACTTTCCGAGGCACCGCGCAAGCGGAAGCCAAAAAGGTACCCGATCCTATCAAGCCTCTTGGTGGAAAGGGCGGCTCTTCCAAGTCGCTCGATCAGCAAAGCGGGCGCGACATCCTGGATTGGGTGAAAAAGAAATAATGAAAGTCTGTTAGCGTGGCTAACACTAATAATACTATAAAGAACGCCGCCAGCGTCATTGCAAAGGCGGCCGCACAAGAACTTGCTGATAACCTCAAGTTCTGCAAAACCATCGACCAAGCGGACGAATCCGATTTTGACGGCAAGAATGGGTATAAGGCTGGTGATACCATCACCATCAGCGTGCCCGCTCGCTACGTGCCGCAAAACACGATGGACATCACGTCCAGCATTCAGGACAACGTGGAAGAGAAGGTCTCCCTGACCCTCGACACCATTTCCACCATTGGTATGCAGTTCGGTACTACCGAAATCGCTACCGAAGTGGGCCTGAAGAGCACGCTCAAGCGTTACGTCATCCCGGCTGCTCAATCCATTGCGCAGAACGTGGAGCAACGTTTCCTGCTCAAGGCAACGCAGGGTGTCTATAACGTCACTGGTACTGCTGGCTCCAATGCTTTCACCGTGGCCGACATCCAAGCCGGTAAGGTGAAGCTCGACCAGGCTCTGGCTCCGATGGCTGACCGTAACTTCCTCATGAACAGCGCAAGCGGTGCCGCTGCGGTCATCGACCGTAAGGGCCTGTTCCAGTCCAGCGAGGAAATCAGCAAGCAGTACAAAGAGGGTTACGTTGGTACCGCCGACTCCTTCAACTGGCTGCAGAATGAGCTGATCTACACCCACACCAACGGGAACGATGTGACCGGCGTGACCGTCAACGCAACCGCGTCTGAAGGTGCTACCACTCTCGCTCTGACTGGTGTGACCGCGACTACGGGTACCATCAAGAAGGGTTCCGTGTTCACCGTGGCTGGTGTCTTCAAGGTCCACCCGATCACCAAGCAGGCCTACTCGGTGCTGCAACAGTTCGTTGTGACCGCTGATGCAACCGCCAACGGTTCCGGTGTTGCGACTGTCAGCGTGAGCCCGACCATCTACGCCGGTAGCGCCGGTCGTCAGAACGTCAGCGCTCTGCCCGCCAGCACGGCCGCTGTAACCTTCGTGGGTACTGAAAGCGTCAGCTATGCGCAGAACCTCATGTACGTTCCGCAGGCCTTCCGTATGGCATCCGTGCCGCTGGAAATGCCGGAGAATGCCGAGTTCGCTGCTCAGGAAACCGTTGACGGTATCACCGTTGCGATCATCCGTGACTTCGATGTGCTGCAGCGCCGCTGGATCACCCGTCTGGACTTCCTCGGTGGCCTCGCCATCGTCCGTCCGGAATGGGCAAACCGCGTCACCGCCTAGTGACAGGCCAAGGGGAGGCGGCCTGAGCCTCCCCACTTTCAATGAAAGACACTGATATGAACGAAGTCAAAATCATCTGTTGGATGGTCAACGCTGCCGGTGAGCGCAAGCCGCTGGTACGCGAGGACGCCCGCGCCGATCTCAAAGCCAAAGGCTGGAAAGAAGAAGACGTAAAGGCGCCGACCGAGCGTGAGATCTTGCTTGAGAAGGCCGAAAAGCTCGGCCTGAATCTCGCCAAGAACACGCCAACCGACAAGTTGGCCGCTGCGGTTCAAGAAGCCGAAGAAAAGGCCAGCAAGTAATGGCAAACGCCCGCAGCATCATCAATCAAGCAGCCCGCAAGATTCATGTGCTCGGGCGTGGGCAGACGTTAAGTGCTGAGGAGGCTCAGGATGCGCTAATCGCCCTGAACAACCTCCTCAGCACTTTCTCGGCCCAAGCTGCCATCATCTTCAATACTGACCGCGAAAGCTTCCCGTTGACCGGCGCACAAAGCTACTCCATCGGGCTCGGCGGAGATTTCAACACTGCGCGTCCCGTAGATATTACGGATGCCTTTATTACGTCCGGTTCAACCGATTATCCCCTGACGCAGATTGACCGCAGCCATTATGCTGGCATCGCCGTGAAGAGCGCGAGCGGCATTGCCGACAGCTTCTATTATGAGAACAATTCGCCCCTCGGCCGTATCTTCCTCAACCTCGCCACGCAATCGGCCACGCTGAATCTGTGGAGCCGCAAAGCCATCACGCAATTCGCAGACCTGACAACGGATTACGACATGTCGGACGGTGTTGAGTCCGCCCTTGTCCATAATCTCGCCGTAGATATCGCTCCGGAATACGAGAAGGAAGCCTCTGCGACCGTTAAGAGCAAGGCCAAGGAGACGAAAACCGCTGTTTCCTCTGCCATGCGTCGCCAGAACTACCCGACATCGGACATTGATCTGTCGTCCGATTGCTGCGACGGGGATATCCTCAGCGGGTACTACAACTAATGAAAATCCCGTTCATTGGCCCGTCCTACAACCTCGATGCTGTGAGCTTCGACTGCCAGCGGACCATCAATCTCTACCCAATTCTCTCGGAAAGCGGCACGAGCAAGAGCGTTGCCGCGCTTATCAAGACGCCCGGTCTGAGCTTATTCGCCACCGCACCGGGTGGGCCTATCCGGGGAGGCATCTCGTCCACGAGCGGGCGCGCTTTCTTGGTATCCGCGCAATACTTCGTGGAAATGAACGCTGACGGCAGCACCACAACATGGGGCCAGCTCAACACGCAGTCGTCCCGCGTCAGCGTTGCTGAGAACAATACCCAAATCATGGTCGTGGACGGCCAGAACGGGTGGATTTTCACCAAAGCGACCAACGCGTGGGCGCAAATCACCGATGTCAACTTCCCGAAAACATCGTTCGTGACGCATCAGGACGGCTACTTCATCATTGTGGAAGATGGCACGCAGAACTTCTGGATTTCCGGCATTGCGGACGGCTTCAGCTGGGGCGCTCTGGATTTCACCTCGGTTGAAAGCAGCCCTGATAATCTGGTGGCGACGTTCTCCGACCACGGGAACCTCTGGTGCTTCGGCAACCGCTCAACGGAGGTCTACCAGAACACTGGCGATGCGCGGTTCCCGTTCGAACGCATTCCAGGCGCCATCATCCAGAAGGGATGCAAGGCTCCGCACACAATTCAGAAGTTCGATGACAGCATTGCGTGGCTTGGCACCGATGAGCAGGGGCAGGGCGTTGTCTGGCAGGCCTACGGCTATCAGGCCAAGCGTATCTCCACTGCAGCTATCGAAAAGCAGATTAAGAAGGTGCGCAACTTCAGCAGCGCCTATGCCTTCGTCTATCATGAAGAAGGCCACCTCTTTTACTGCCTGCAGATTCCCGGCCTTGAAACGACCCTGTGTTATGACGCCGGGACCGGAATGTGGCACGAGCGGTCGTTCAAGAATGCGGAAACCAACTCTCGTGAGCTGCACCGCGCCTCCTGCTTCGTCTTCTTTAATGACCGGAATTACGTGGGCGACCGCGTGAACGGCAAAATCTATGAGATGGGCCTCGCTTTCTTCGATGATGCCGGCGATGAGCAGGTATGGGAGCGGATCTCACCTCACCAGCAGAACGAGAAGGAGCTGATAAGCTATTCCTGCTTCGAGCTGGATTTGGAGGTAGGACGCGGACTTGTGACCGGGCAGGGCAGCGACCCTAAAATCTTCCTAAAGTATAGCGATGACGGCGGCCGTACGTGGTCAAGCGAGCTATGGCGCTCTCTCGGTAAAATCGGGCACTTCTTCACCCGCTGCGCATGGCGCCAGCTTGGGCAGGCGCGCGATCGCGTGTTCTGGGTATCCGGCTCTGACCCTGTGTTCGTCCAAATCAATGGGGCATACGTGAATGGCACTTAGTCCCGCCCCGATTCAGGAGCCGGTGACCAGCAGTGGCTTCATGCTCACTCAGATATGGGTCAAGTGGCTTGATGCGCTGCGCCGCGAGTCCGGCAAAGCACCGACATACGCGGTTGCAGTCCTTCCTGCGATTGCGCCTGCTGGCAGTCTGGCGTTTGTTCCGGATGAGGCCGGAGGTAGCGTGCTGGCGTTCTTCGATGGAACGGCATGGCGACGCTCGACCGACCGCGCAATAGTATCTTGACCTTTCAGGTGCTTCGCCCTTAAAGTTCGTTAAAGGCCGCTTCAAGGCTTAAATTGATGGAAGGCACTATGCCGAGCAATTTAAGAACAGAACGGCATAATGGGTCTTTTCAGCAGTCTATTTGGTAGTGGTAACAGCAGCGCTTACGATACGAGCGGCCTTGCCGATGCTGTCAACAAATCCAATGACCTTTACAAGCAGGTTTACGGCGATAGCACTGCGGCAGGCGCTCCTTTTGTCCAGAGCGGTACCGCTGCCAACAGCATGCTCGCCAATTTCCTCGGGCTGTCGGGGGACAGCAGCGCGCCGGGATATGCCTCTCTCACGACCTCGCTAACGCCTACCGCATACGCTGCGTCCGACCCCAGTTATCAATTCCTTCAGGACGAAGCTCAGAAAGCTGTCGAACGTTCCGCATCTGCAAAGGGCAGCATTTACGCCCCATCGACAATGACAGCCCTTCAGGACCGCGCCGCACAAGTGGCTTCGACGGGCTTTAATGATGCCTTTACGCGGGACATGCAGAGCAAAGCCTCGATTTACGACATGCTCAACGGCGTGTCGGGTGCCGGTCAAAACCAGATTGGCATCAATGCCGGTCTCGGCGCGAACTATGCGGACTCCATCAGCAACAACAATATCGGCCTGCAGAATTCCATCCTCGGCGCATACCAGGCGAAGAACGCCAACACCCAATCCATGCTCAGCAACTGGATGGGCGTGGGAGCGAAGGTCGGCGCAGCTGCAGCAGCAGCTTCTGACCGCCGCGTTAAGGACAACATCAAGCTCGTTGGCCGCAAGAACGGTTTCAACGTCTACCACTTCACCTACAAGGGCGGTTCGAAGCGATACGAGGGCGTCATGGCCCAAGAAGTGGCCGAAACCCGTCCGGATGCCGTGGTCAATATCGGTGGCATCCTGCACGTTAATTACGGCCGCATCGGCATGGAAATGCGGGAGGTATAGCCATGGTCGCAAACGCGATTAACAACACCCCGAACATCTTCCTTCAGGGTTCGCAGCTCTACCAGGGCGCGAACAGCCGGATTCTTGATGCCATTAACAGCGCGGTCGATATGTACCAGCAGATGCAGGACCGAAAGCAAGGGACGCTCAATGCCGAACGCCTGAAGCAGATGGATATCGATGCTCAAAAGGCAAAGGTTGCGGCTGAGCAATCGCAAGACCCACAATTCATCCTCGCCAAAGCCATTCAGAACGGCCCGGGCTCCCTCACTCCTCAGGAGCGCGCCACGTTCGATGCGGCACAGAAGATCGAAGGCGCGAAAGTAGCCGTTCAGCCGCTAACCGGCCAAGCCTACCAGCCGTATAACCCGATTGATCTCAATGCTATGGCAGCGCCCGCTACCACGCCCGTCGCTGTGGGTGGTAGCCCGGTCTCCAACCTCCTGCTTCCCCCGCGTTCTGACGGTACTGCCGGCACGCAAAGCCAATTCGAAAGCGAAATTCTTTCGCCGCCCGCTCCTGTCGGCAAGGACAAAGAGAAGACTACCTTCACCGATACCACCGGCATGGGCGCGACACCGGCCGGTCAGATGAAGAGGTACGAGAAAGAGCTGGATTTCTACGGCCAGCGCCTTTCCAAAAATCTTGACGCCGAACAAGACGAAAAGACGGTCACCAAATCCAAAGAGCTTGCCCAGCGCGCTCTCGACCGGATGATGCAGCTTAACGAGGAGCTGAAAGCGAACGGCGCCGTTGTATCGGCCGACCAAGGGACCGTAGCGAACGTTAAAGCGATGGCGCGCGGCGCAAAGCTCGGCGCTCCGTTCCTCGGTAGTGCAGACGTGGGGGCGGCTGGTGAAAAGGTCTTCGACCCCGCCACCAAGGCCAAGCGCGAAGAATACGACCGCCTGCGCTCCACCCTTCTGCCTTTCTATGCCAAGGCATCCGGCCTCGGTTCCAAATCCCTCGATAGCGAGGGCGAGCGTGCGTCCATCCTCGACAGTTTCGGCAACCCGAACGGCACCTATGAGGGCAACAAGGCCCAGCTTGAAAACCTGTCCTCAATGATTGGGACGGGTGCTGCGGCCAAAAAGGTAGAGAGCGGCGG